CGGGAGGCCTTTGCGGGTGAGGTTGGAGGTCACAACCCAGTCCACATCTGGTATGGTTAGCCCCACATCTGCAACCGAAGTGGCTACGTAAAGCTGAGCATCCTTGTCAATGACCTTGTCCACTGAAGACAGGACGCAAGCCCGACGGGAAGTTGAATTAGCAATGTCAATGGCTTGAGCACGATCAATCACAAAGACTAGGATCTTTGACAGAGTCTTGGCCTTAATGATTGAAAGGATCCGGGACTTGTAAATTTTCCAATAATCACTGTAATTTGAGGAGCCGCCTAAGTCAATGGTTTCACTCAATGCCTCGGTTATGGTCCAGGTGCTAGCTATTTGCAAAGGTATATGCACGCTGGCAATGGAGTGATTGTCATCAGATGGAGTTGCAGTTAACAATATCATCGGTGCAACAACAGCCTTTAAAATGGTTATCACAGCCATGACAGGGGCTTCCTCAACATGGGCTTCATCAACCAAGAAGAGGTTGCCCTCAGTCAACCAACGGTCGTGCATCATAACCTCAGCAGGGGTGGTGATGATGAGCTTGTACTCTTCATAAAAGGCATGTCCCTCAGTGACCATCTTTGCATTAAGCCCGAAGGCTTGGTTGATATAAGGCGTCAAAGTCAGCACAATTAACCGACGGGGCACAACCAAAATGACCCGTTTGTACCTATGTCCATAGAACCTATGAACAAAATTCAAGAAAGTAGTGGACTTTCCAGTGCCAGTCGGCGCTTCAATTAACAACACTGGGCTTTCAGGTCCGATGGTGTCAAGAGAAGCCGCAGCTTGCTTCATGTTCGCAGGGACTTTTGACCATATTCGATTTAAGATCATGCCGTAAAGGGATTCACCAATACTTGAAAAAGATGGGATTCGTATGAACGTTATGATCTTGGGGACTTGCACCACAGGGATAAAATCAATCAGAGTAATTAGGAAGATCTCCTTCCATGGCACATCAAACCTTTTGACAAAAGGCTGGACATGACCATTCAGGACGAAGTTGGCCTCACCTATCTTCTTATCGGCCCAGGAAGCCAAGGCAAAAACTCCTGGCGTCTTAACTGGTCCACGAAGCAACATATAGAGCCAGTGCTTGCACAACAATGCTGAGTTTGACTCATTATTTGGTGAGGTGGTCAAAACGTCCACATCGGCAAGAAAGTCATAACAAGTGCGTTTCAATGTTGCGATCAGGTTAGTATGGGTGGTAATGGAATTCGACCGCCGGATGAGCTCGACAGGCCAAGAAACGTGATTACGAAACAAAGAGACTAGGTAATTAGTGTACCCCATATTGTAAATCGTTGGATTCAGGATGTCCGGTATGGTTGACAAGATGTTAACGACCGTGTCAGCAAGACCGTCCATCGAATAATCAATCACGCCGAGAGAAACGTCATCAGGGGAAAGCTTGTCATCCTTTGACTCCGGTTCATCAATCACTGAATCAGGATTGTACCATTTACGAAGCACGTCACCATAAGTCGGAATGGGCACTGGACAAGCCAGGATTGAACCCTCATTAGAAACGAGGATCCGTTCCAGGTCTTCATAAAGCTTGTTGTAAAGGTCTTGATGGTGAGCCGTCAAGTACATATAGCTCACAAGCCTTTTGGCCCGGTAAAACCGATCCCAATTCACTTGCTTTGCAGGGGCATAGCACTTTCCCACCAGCTTTTTCGGGTCATGGTAGACAATGAGGGCAGGGCAATTAACACCAGCAGCCGCCATTTCAGCATGATCAGAAAAAGATGGTTCGCGCCATTTCTTTGAAAGAAACTCCATTTTATCAATGTCATGGGAAGGTTCTTCATCCCGCATGCCAACACCCATCCGCGACATTGCCTTCTGAATGTTATCGACATTCCAAGTCGCAGGGGCAGTTGAAAGCCATGACAACAGATGGTCATCGCCATAATTTGACAGCTTGTTGTAGTGGCGAAACTCATGTGCACTAAGACCAGTGAGGCTCCGCCATGCACCCAAATAAAGGATTGGTGTGGCTATGGAATTATCCATAGATGTTGAGGAATGGCCGGTCGAAAGGCCTTGTTTCTTTGCATAAATATCACCAGTTGAAGTGGTCATAAGGGGCATTGAGTAAAGGCCCTTGTAAGTTGCATCAATCAAGAAACAGATTTTGGCATAATCACGGTGCCGTTCAAACCCCTTCTTACGCACTCCTTTGATCAAGTCAAGCACTTTGCCAACAAGGGTTGAATCAAACTCGGTGAAATCCCCCGCGAAGTGATTCTGATAACCTTTGTGTTGTAGGACCAGTTTTGACAAATTGGCCCCATTAAGTGGCATACCAACTTTGACATTAGTGGACCAGAACTTGAAATTGTGATTTGGGAAGAAATTCCACAACGTGGAAGAAATGTAATGAGTGATTGGGGCACCAACAATAGTTCTGACCCTGTCAGCCATCCATTTCTTGGGGCCCAAAGCTTCGCTTTTGACAGAGACAGGAGCAACTGGTGGAAGAGTGTGCGCGACGGCAAACGTTGAAGCCCACAACTTCACCATGTTGGCCATGCCTCCTATAGAGGCAATGAATTTCTTACGAGACAACTTCTTGAACTTCCCACTTTTGGTTGTCG